CATAATTATGGCTGAATGCTTCCGTATTTAGAGGCGGTTTTGATTTTATCTACCATAAGCCTTTGCGCCGTTTTGCGGTCTTGTAACTGCATCTGGTGCTGGGCTTTGGCTTGCTTTATCTGAGCGTCATTAGAAAACTTCATTCTGTCAAGCTCTATTTTTGCTTGTACTGCCAACATCTTAGGATCTTGAGCTCCCTGAACTTGGCCTTGTTGTTGTTGCTGGGCTTCCGCTTGTTGCTTCTGGATGTCCTGAGACATGCGGTTAAGCTGATCTGCAATCTTCATGAGTTCACTAACTTGCTCATTGAAATCGTTGTACTTACTTTCCATCGTTGGATCTTCCTCCATGTACTTGAGATGAGTAAGCATGTGCGGAATAAGAGATTGCATCGCCCTGTCCACCATAACTGGATCTGCTTGTTTTTCTTGGATGGCCTTTACCAACTCTCCAGCGAACTGAAGATGGACATTAAGATGCGTCTCGTGACTCTGATCTGGGTCAATCAATACGTTTCCGCCCTGTTGGAGAATGTTGTTCTCAATTGATGCCATAGAGAGATCATTGCCCTCAACCTTCCTCTCTTCTGGAATGCCGAATGTCTCAACTCCAGTTTGACCGGCAATAGCCGCAATATTAGCGTTAATAACACGCTTGCGATTGGCTTCTGGCAACTGCGGTAGGTATTGCCCAATCATCTCCATTGCTTGCATGCGAGCCGCACTAGATCCTTGACCAATTGAACGAGTGGCTTTAACGCTATCAACATCCAGAAGAGCCGCCTTTGGAACGCCACGATCTATACAAGCTTTCTGGAACTTAAGGGCCTCTGGCCCACCATGATCCTCTTCAATCAAGTTCGGGTTAGAAGCCCTGCGATAAACCTCCGCATAATGAACATCCAACGCTTGCAAATAAATCTCTGCACGGGTGTTAGTGAGACGGCTTTTCTCGCCAATCTCCACCTCAATCTCCTTATTGCCTTTCTTTCTTCCAGCTCCTCCGCTGACGGATGGCATAAATGACCCAATATCGTCACTCTCTTGCCCTTGGAAGAACTGCGCCGTCTGCATTGCGGCAGAAAGATTTGGAGTGACATTTTGCTGAATTAGGTTGAGTCCGGGCGGCAATATGCGATAAGGCCCAATCTGAACCGCCTTGAGCTTCTCCGCATCAGCAGAGGTCTGTGGCTGGAACATCGTGCAGGACGATAGGATAACCCCCTCCATGAGGGCATTGAGCATGCGGTTGTTGGCTTCAGCATACTTGAATACCTTTTGCCCCAACCCACGAACGCCGTGGTAAAAGCCATTACCGACACCATTAAGGAAAACAGTGAAGGCAGAAGAGAACTTACTATACCTAGAGGGCTTTGCACACAACCACTCAGTAGGATTGAGACGATCAAAAACGTAATGGCTGATGCGACCATCATACTCCTTAACGTACATATGGGCCACCTTGATGACTTTGGACTTTGCATAACTGTAATAGAGAGCATTGTTCTTCATTTCACGCTGATACCACTCCCAAGGTCTGCGTTGATCCTGCTCATCCACCCTAGCGTTCATGATGGCTTCTTTGCACTCTTCAATGTCCCAGCCACCACGAGATGCGGCCTCTTCGTTCTCAATATACGAGTAAAGCTGTTCGCAATACATCTCATCAAGGATGTAGCAAAACTCCCAATTATCCCAATCAACCTTAGATCCCTTTGGAACAACTAAAGCGTATGGCTCAATGGACTTGGCCCTCCAATCCACTCCATCTGGGAAATACATGCAAGCCTGTCCATGAATTACCAGTTCCTTATGGCAAACTTGGTGTTGAGCAAGGAAGTTTGGATTGCTCTTAGCAAGGAGGCTGTGGAACTCCTGAGTAATAATGCGGCTCCACTCTTCTCTCTTGCCCATGTCTTTGCCGTATTTGGTCTTAATCGTGGCATAGGTGCCTACGGAGGTGAGAATGTCAAAGTATGGGATGACAGCAGATTCAATTTTGGCTTCGGCATGGCCCCAGTTAACGTTAATTCTGTCTGCCTGACCCATCTCCCTAAGTTGCTGGTCACTATAAGGAGGATTTCCATCAATGATGCCCTGAATCTGTGCCCTGCGATAAGACGCTATCTGGTCGTCATTAACCAACTCATATAACATTGAACGTGCCGCCCCAGCAGATTCTATCCTCGTTGTAGGAGGTTTTTGATCTTCGTCTAGGTTATTCAGTCCAAATGTAATCATATATGAAGATTGGCGTTAGCTTGATTAATGTCGTTAGTCTTTAACCAGCACCAATCTGGTCGGGCCTCTGTTGTCTCCGATTTCTCGCCAGAAAGCAAGATATTTCGCTTGACATGAACTATTGCCTCATTTCGACACCCGCACATCCCACAGTTTTGAAGCTTGCCGTCAAATGGGGTGGTTCGTGATCCCTTCACCTTTGCGACCATTTCCGTCACCTTTTGCATGGCACCGCATCCCATACAGAAATTGGCGTTTTTATTCTGGTAGCACCTAACGCAAATAGAAGCCCTTCCGTTTGCTTCGTCTTGAGAAACAAACACATCTTCCCCTTTAAGCTTGCCAACAGCCATCTCGTACAGAGAGGATATGGCTTTAATGATCACTTCTGCCGTAATCATAATCTCTGGATTGGAGTCTCCTCCGCCGCTGAAATTGCACCAACCAGCCGGTAGTTGTCTACACATCTGATCCTCAATACGAGCTTGGTAATCATCTGGAAGCACAATCCCGTTATCAAAGTAGTGTTGCCTCACCCTTCTAAGAAGCCCATCCATTGTGTGTTCATTCTCAATCCTGTACCCAGTTTCGGGCACAGTAAAGCGAAAGCCATTCGGGGGAACAGAGTCTCCCTTAATTATCTTCTGAAGGATCATTGTTTTTGAGTAATGCGCTTGCGATGTCTAGCCCAATGGAGATTCCATATTTAAGGGCGTTCTTAAGATACCACTCATGACCAATCGCGCTCCCATGTTCTGGGGCAATAAGTCGTGTGCCAACCTTCTGATACCAATCCTCTATAATTTCATCTATGTTCATTTGTATTCCTCCTGTTGTTCGTCATGCCAAGGAAGCTCTTCCTCTGGCTCGTCTGGAAGGCTTGTTGAGGTTGCGGAAGATCTCGTCCACGCACCCGCCAAAAGCCAAGATTGTTTTTTCCTTTTCTGTGGGAAAGAAGGAATGAGCGACCTCATGGGCCACGATTTCAAGTAGCGTCCTGCTATGGTTGGGGTCAACGATAATCTTGTTTCGCTTGTGGCTACACATTGCATCATCTTTAACGCCCTTGGTTTTGCCAGCATCGCCATACCCATACTCCCATTCCTCCCCTTGTATTGATATTGATCCGCATTTGTAGAATTTCATTGGTCACTTGGAAAGTTCTGTGATTTCCCTATCAATAAACCAACGAGCCTTCTGAAGATCTTGAATCTCATCCTGTGGAGTGCCTTTAGATCCAGCCCGATAAATGTACTTGATAGCCGCCCCCCGAGGAAACGTGAGGTGCCCGATCATGTCAATTAACTCAAGCCCTTTTGGATTGTTGGTATAGTGCCTTGGGTGATTAATAAGGTCGTTCATGATGCTCGTTTAGGAAGGATCATGCCCTTGCGCTCAATGTAATCGCTCTCATTGTGGTTCACAATGCGCCAAGGTATGTTGCCTCTTTTCATGTCGTTAATAACGGAGTTCTTGTACTTTTGCTCTCTCTTGCTTCCCCATGCAAATGGCCCAGCAAGTACGGAAAAACCCTCTTCGATGTAATATTCGTTTGTCATTTTGTTTTAATTATTTTGTAGTGAGGTATTGGACATGGCCTGTTTCCAGATATAATGCGGAATTTTTTTGTTTTGATCCAGCCATCCTTGTTCATTTCTCGAAGCCTTATTTTTGTTTGTGTGGTTTCAAGCCCCCATATTTCTTCAAGCTGGTATCTTGTATAGTAACCATTTTCTACCTTTTCCACCTTGCTTTGGCGGTGGTTAGCCATAACTTCCATCCATGCGTTTGCGCTCATAGTGGCAACCTCCAATCTTTATTAAACTCGCCACGAGTTAGAAGCCATACCGCCGAATCCTTTGGCCCTATTTCTCCATAGACGATGCCTTGTCTCCATCCGAGGGTTGCCCTGCGGCATTTTGCATAATCCATTTCACCTCGGCTTGTAAGCGTACCAACGCAATAGCCCGTGCTTTCTTTGAGAGTGCGTCCCTCTCCCATTTGAGAGCGATGCGTGTGCCCAAATATGACTTTACCTCCGTAGATTTCTGCCATGTCTCGTGCAGAATTTTCGTTATATATTGTACCATGAGTGAATGTCACATCGCCAACCACATAGCGTTGAAAAACTCCATTGTACGGAATGCGGCGGCATCCAATTTTTGCAAAAGAGTCGTCAATAAACTGGGTTGCTTGCTGTGCGGCATACGCCACAAGTGCGTTGCGGCTATTAAGGAGTCTGGGAATTCTGTCTTCATGGTTTCCATCCAACACATGAGTTGGTCG